CGGGCAGCCTTGCGGCGGCCGGCGAGGCGCTGGGCCTGCCGCAGGACAAGCGCAAAATGTCGGTCGGCGGCGCTCTGATCCGGACGTTCTGTGTGCCGCAGAAACCGACGAAGGCTAACGGCGGCCGAACGCGCACGCTGCCGCACCATGAGCCGGAAAAGTGGCGGCTGTTCAAGCAATACTGCGCCGGCGACGTGGCGGCAGAGATGGCGATCGCTGAAAAGCTCGACGTCTTCCCGGTGCCGGAGCAGGAATGGCAGTTATGGAGGCTCGACATGACGATAAACGAGCGCGGTGTGGAATGTGACCGGCAGCTCGTTGAGTCGGCGATCCAGATGCTCGATGCGGAAACGGCCGGCCTTGTGGCCGAGGCCGTGCGGCTCACCGGTATCGAAAACCCGAAGTCTGTCCAGCAGCTCACCCAATGGCTGAAGGAGGAGACGGGCGAGGAAGTGGCCGACCTCCGGAAAGGGACCGTCGCAAAGATGGTCGAGAAGCTGGAGCCGGGGAAGGCGCGGCGGGTGCTGGAGATTCGGCAGGAGCTGTCCAAATCCAGCACCAAAAAGTACGCCGCCATGCGCGAGACGATCTGCGGTGACGACCGTATCCGCGGGCTGCTGCAATTTTACGGTGCCAACCGCACCGGGCGCTGGGCGGGCCGGTTGGTGCAGGTGCAGAACCTGCCGCGAAACAACTTGCCGGCGATCGAACTGGCGCGCGGATATGCTGCCCGCGGAGATGCGGCGGCACTGAAACTGCTTTACGGCAGCTTGTCGGATACGCTCTCGCAGCTCATCCGCACGGCGCTGATCGCTCGGCCGTACACCTGCCTGCACGTCGCGGACTTTTCCGCGATTGAGGCGCGTGTCCTGGCATGGCTTGCTGGCGAACAGTGGCGGATCGACGTGTTCAAGACGCACGGCAAAATCTACGAGGCATCGGCCAGTCAAATGTTCGGCGTGCCGATCGAACAGATCGGCAAGGGCAGCGATCTGCGCCAGAAAGGCAAGGTAGCAGAGCTGGCGCTCGGCTACCAGGGCGGTGTCGGCGCGCTGATCAGCATGGGCGCGTTGGACATGGGGCTGCGCGAGGATGAACTGCCGGAGATCGTCGAGCGCTGGCGAAATGCAAACCGCGCCATTGTGGAGTTTTGGCGCAGCATCGAAGGGGCGGCGCTGCATGCCGTCCAGACCGGCGAGGCGGTCGGCCTGCGCGGGCTGGTGCTCGCCCGGGAGATGGACAGCCAAACGGGACAGGATTTTCTCACGATCCGGCTGCCTAGCGGTCGGAAGCTGTATTACCCGCAGCCGCACATTGCGGAAAACCACTTCGGCAAGCCGGCAGTGCATTATTACGGCACCGAGGGCGGCAAGTGGACGGTGCTCAGCACGTACGGCGGGAAGCTGACGGAGAATGTCGTGCAGGCGATAAGCCGGGACTGTTTGGCAAACGCCATGATGAAGCTGAACGCGGCCGGTTTCGAGATCGTCATGCACGTCCACGACGAGGTCGTGGCGGAGGTAGAGGGCGACCGGCTGGACGAGATGCTCGACATCATGCGCGAGCCGATCCCGTGGGCGCCGGGGTTACCGCTGGAGGCGGCCGGCTTCATCACCGACTTTTACATGAAAGATTGAGGGGTGAATGCCCATGCGAGTCACAAGCACAGGCACACCTATCCCGAAGCGGGGCATCGAAGAGCAATCCCGCGGCAGCGGGCCGGTCATCACGTACCGGCTGAGTCCGGAGGAACTGGAGCGCGTGCGCCGCGGGGAGAAGCTCGAGAAGAAGGAGGAACAAACCATGTCAACGACAACGGCGCCGAAAGCGCCGGACAAGATGGAAGTGCTCCGCCGGCTGGCAGCAGGACAGAAAGTCAGCCGGATCGAGGACGAGCTCGGCTTGAGCAGGGGATCTCTCCATTACTGGCTCGGTAAGTGGAACTTGAAGGGCGTTAAGGGCGAGCAGGCCCAGCGGCTGCTGGACGAAATGCTGATCGATCAGCGAGACGAGTGCACAGCGGAGCCGGCGGCCAATACGGAGCAACCCGCGGACAGCCCGTCGATTGCCGGCCAAATTGTGCAGGGGCTCAAGACACACGAGCTGATCGAGCGGCTGAAGAAGGAGCTTGCCGAGAAAGCGGCGCGGATCGCGGAGCTGGAGCAAACCGTTACCCGGTTGGAAGAGGACAAGAAGTATTGGATGGGAGAAGCCGAGATACTCAACGTTGAGGCCGAAAAATACCGCGAAGAACGCGACGCGCTGCTCCAAACCATCGAAAAGGCTGTCGACACCGGGCCCGAGCAGGCCGATCACGACCCGGTCAATCACCCGGCGCACTACACGGCCGGCAAGGTGGAGTGCATTGACGCGATCGAGTCAGCAACGGTCGGGCTGACCGGCGGGCTGGCCTACGCTACCGGCGCCGCAATCAAATACCTTTGGCGCTGGAACCGGAAGAACGGCGTCGAGGACCTGCGCAAGGCGCGCTGGCATGTGGATCGGCTGATTGAGATTGTGGAGGGTGCAAGATGAACAAACAAGCGCTTATCAAAAAATACGCCAAAAAGTTTGTCTGCACCGGAAAATACGCGCCCAATGCGCTCAAAGGCGTCTATTATGCGGCGGACGGGTCGGTGGTTATGACCAATCGCCATTACCTGCTCCGTATCAAGGGTGCGCATCAACTGCAAACGCCGGTCATCCTGGACCCGAAAGACGGGCAGCCGATTGAAGGCACATATCCCGAGATTAAGCACGTTTTGGACGCGACATATAAAGACGTCGTCCGGCTGACTATGAAGTCCGTGACCGCGGCGAAAGCGGCCGCGGCCGTCGCCGGAGGTATCGAGGGGGCGATGGGGAATGCCGTGAGCGTCTCCATCGAAAACGGCGTGGCTAAGCTGAGGGTGCATGACAACTTGATCAACTTCGAGGCTCTCTTCGGCAATGCCGACCGGGCGGACGTTGCGGAGCGCATCTTGCTGAACGCCCAGTATCTTTACACCGCGCTGTCGTTATTTGCAGATGCAGGGGTCGGACAGGTGCAGCTCCAGTACAAAGGGGCTGAAGACCAGATACAGCTCACTGACGAATCGGAAGAGATCACAGTCATCATCCTGCCCATTCGCCGGTGGGGGTGAGCCCGTGCACATTTACATCTCACCCGATGATTACGCGGCGGCCGCCGCCCGCGGAATTTCCGCGCGCACGCTCAAAAGTCGGATCAGACTCTACGGATGGCCGAAAGAGCGCGCCATAACCGAGCCTGTACAGCAGCGCACGGATTGGTCCGTATGGTATGCGGTCGCTGAACGAAACGGCATTCCGCAGATGACATTTCGGACGCGGATTTATCGCGGCTGGTCGCCGGAACGCGCGGCGACCGAGCCGGTCTGGCCGGGTAAGCAGAAGGCAAAGAGGCTGCTTTCCAGCCGCAAACGCAAGTATCCGCCGCACATTTATGAGCTGCTCCGGCAGAACGGCATCAGCTACTTTACCTTTCGCTATCGCGTAAGCAGAGGATGGCCGCCGGATCTGGCCGCATCAACTCCGCCGAAAAAAGGATGACCGCCAATGCTCTACAACCGAGAGCTGACCATATCCACCGCCGGCGACCGGCACAGCACAAACTGGCAGAATCAAACCATCTGGTGGTCCGAGCTCATCGAGCGCCTGCGCGTGACCGTGCGCGGCACGGAGACGCTGGCCGAGTATCTGGCACTGCCCAAACGCCAGCAGGACGATCTCAAGGACATCGGCGGCTTCGTCGGCGGTGCGCTGAATGGCCGTCGCCGCAAGGCGTCCGCTGTCGCCGGTCGCGACCTCATCACACTCGACATTGACACCATCCCGCCGTTTGGAACGGACGACGTGCTGCGGCGGATCGACGGCCTCGGCTGTGCTTACGTCGTCTATTCCACCCGCAAGCACTCGCCGGACCGGCCGCGGTTACGCCTGATCGTGCCGACCGACCGCACTGTGACGGCCGACGAATACGAGCCGATCGCGCGCAAGCTGGCCGAAATGATCGGCATCGAAATGTGCGATCCGACGACGTTCCAAACCGTCCGGCTCATGTACTGGCCGAGCTGCTGCGCGGACAGCCAATACATTTACCATTACGGCGACAAGCCGTTCCTGAGCGCAGATGGCATGCTGGCGCTGTACGCGGACTGGCGCGACTGGATGAGCTGGCCGCAGGTGCCGGGCGCCGACGCCCAGCACGTCCGCCTGGCCGCGAAGCAAGGCGATCCGCACGCAAAACCGGGCGTTGTCGGGGCGTTCTGCCGGCAGTATGACGTGCTCACGGCCATGGAGACGTTCCTGCCGGGCGTCTACGCACCCACGGACGACCCGACGCGCTGGACGTACGCGGCCGGCAGCACAACCGGCGGCGCGGTGATCTACGATGACGGCAAGTTCCTGTACAGCCACCACGCCACGGACCCGTGCAGCGGCCGCCTGGTCAACGCTTTTGACCTCGTGCGCCTGCACAAGTTCAGCGACCTGGACGATGACGCAGCGCCCGGCACGCCGACGAACCGGCTGCCGAGCTACACGGCGATGGTCGCCTTCGCGCTGCAGGATGCCGGCGTGGCAGCCGCCATGCAGCAGGAGCGGTACGAACGCGCAGTCGAGGCATTCCAGAGCTCGGCACCGGCCGGCGGCCTGCCC